GACGGTGGCAGTGCGGTGGACTTGGTAGGTGGCTAGGCCAGCAGTCAGTGCCAAGACTTCTTCAGTCAGGTTGAGTTGAGCCGTATCAAGTTTTACATCGCAACGGCTAGATGCACTGACCCCTGCCCAAATCAGATTGCCGCATTTTCGGCAATTGATGGGTTTGAAATCTAGGTCACTCATTGGGCGTTCCTGTACCGAGTGTGATGGTGTACCTATTACCGTATATATACATATACGGTACGGTACGCACACCGATCACGCTCAAAACTGCCTGTGTACCTAAAATAAAAAGGTACACAAAAGGTACGGTACGGTACACCTTAGTTAACCTTCAATTGTGTAATTTCGGCATCCAAAAGGTTGAAATGGCTCTTGCCCAAGTCGGTGATGTATAGAATAAATGACCTGTCATTGCCACGGTTTTCTATCCAACCGCCTGCAACAAGGTCAGCCAATCTTTCCCCAATGGCATCCTTTGAACCGCTGATGCCTTCAGAAACCAATCGCCGTGAAGCGCCAGGATGATTGTGGATAAACTCGGCAACCTCTTTTTGCTTCTTGAACTCTTTATTGCTCTCTAGCTCATCCTCAAGCATTGGAACACCAATCACATACTCCATTTGCGCCCTAGTCGAGTCAATGGTGAAAACTGCAGCCTCTTGGGTTCTATCTGATTTGCGCCACATACCTGCAATCTTGCGAACAAACCCTGGGCGATCTTTGGTAACTCGCATTGTGAGAGTTCCAGTTCTACCAGGGGCAAGTGCCTCAAGCGGCTCTACGAGATAGGCAGCGCCATCAATGGTTGCTAACTTGGCTTGGCCGCCAATGGCAAACCGCCCCCGTGTCTCGGCGTTTTTGGTGATGTGGTCAATAAGCACAACGGCAGCGCCACTGGCGGTGGCTACTGTTCGTGGAAACAGGCGCATCCAACGAGTGATGGCATCGTTATCTTTGGACTCGCCACCCCACATTGTCAGGGATTCGGTGACACCGTCAATAATGATAAGCGTGGCACTGTTTGGCTCAAGGATTGCCTGCCAATATGGGTCATCGGCATCACGGGCGCCTTCAGGTCGAATGTATGAGAAGTATTGCAACAGATTAGCTCGTGAGACACCTAAGGCTTTCAGGCGGTTAACAATGTCAATGGCATCTGATTCAAAATCTATGTAAATCACCTTTTTGTCATTCTTTAGGCACTCTGCAGTTGCAATTTGAGCAATCCACGACTTACCCGATTCGGATTCACCGTAAATAGAATGAACGCGACCTTCATAAATGAGGCCGTGGCCATCTGTTCGCTTGAGCAAGGTTGCAATCGGTGCTTGAAATAAGCCATCGTAATAATCTTTGAGTGCGATTGGCTTCCAACTTGATTCTTCATCGCTTAGATCGCCTTGTGTAGCTTGTAGTGATGCCTGTAGTTGATTTGTAGGCATCAGATTATTGCTTGAATCAAAAGAATTGAGCGTTTGTGCCCCGTAGCCGAGATTTCGTAAAGTGTTGGCTGCTGCCTTGAAATCTCCACCCTGTTTGGTCATTGCATAGAAGGCAAACTTGGAATAAGAGGTTTCTGAATCAAACTGGGTGCTAGTTGAGAATACATAGAACTTATCGTTGCCATTGAAGTTGGTGGTGGCACTGATGCCTTCATTCTTACCTGGTCTGCGCCACACGGTTGATTCACCCTTGCGATAAACAACGGTCCAGCCCAAAGGTTGCAATAGTTCTTCCCAAGTTGTTCGGGCGTTGTAATCATCGCCAGGTGTAAGGATTCCATCGTGCTTTGCAACTACTTCTTGTTGCAGATTTTCAGCTTTAGGCATCTCATCAAACATTGCAAAGATTGCGTGCAATGCTTGGCGCTCTGCCATCGTGATCGTTGGAATTGTCTCAATGGAACCACCTATAAGTGTCCAAGCACCACCGCTGGGGTGAGTTGAACCGCCACTTGGCGCCGTGATTGTAAAACCACCTTCGCTTCGCGTTTCGGCCCATACATCCACACTGCCGTTTTCGCCAGGCTTACGGGCTAACTTGGTGTTACCTGGCAAGGTGCCATCTGACACCCGATAAAGCCAATGAAGCCCGCCTGATGGTGTCAGTTCCACATAACCGCTATTGAGGCGCTGCCACAAATCGCCAAGCCCTGAATTGTTAGCAATCTCGGCCACATCAAGGTGCATCTTTTCGGCTACTGCCCTGCCTTCCAACTCAAGCATCTCAAGTGAGCCTGATACCTTTCCAGTGATTACGCCAATGCCATCAACGCCATCTTTGAACCACATCAACAGTTCATCGGCAATAGGAAGTTCACGCTGGAATCTTTCCCAAGCAAATGCAGGTCGTTTGGAACCATCATTGGCAGTTGGAACAACTGAAATGCCCTGAGCTAAAAAGCGCAAAGCAATTGGTAGCAATTTAGTCATTAGTAACCTTCACAATCTCATAACCTGCAATGTCTATTTGTTTCACAATGTAGTTAGCCATTGCGCTAGGTGAAATTGGAAGCCCATACTCAAATGATGCCCACAATTCTTTTGCTAAATGTCCGATTATCTCATCGTTTGTTTTCATAGTGGCAACTCTGTAGTTTTATCTGCTGTTGCATAATCAATGCGTGCTTGTGCAATTGCCACATACTCTGCCGATTGATCTATCCCAATGAAATCAAAACCTTCATAGGCACACGCCTTGCCAGTTGAACCTGACCCCATAAACGGATCAAGAACTGTTCCATTGGGCGGTGTCACCAGGCGCACTAGGTATTGCATCAGCGTTGTTGGTTTTACTGTTGGGTGATGGTTGAGCTTTGCATTGTTGGTGCGGTTGCGTGGATTATCGCCACCGACACCGCCATCTGCTCGCCCATCGTGATCACGCTTTGCCTCAAACCCATCAAGGCCTTCGTTTCTGTCACGCTTTGATGCTTTGGCGCAGTAAAAGAATCGGGCGGCGCTGCCTGAATTGGCATCGAACGACTTTTCAACTTCATCTGTTCCTTGCAAAAAATCTACATTCACATTTTCTTTGTTGCGAACATAAGGTTTGATTGCTCCCGACTTCGTGTCAGGAAACAACGCCACAACCTCATCACTGCCATCGTGAATGAAGTTGGCAGGCCATCGGCCTTCGCTTCTTACAACGGGTGCATCGTGATTTTCTAACGCAAGCGAAGTGTTAAAATTGCCACCATCGGTTTTTGCAAATCTATTAGGGTCACCATCAAGTTTTCCTTCAATCCGCGACCCGTCAATGTTCAACCCGCCAGTGCCAAATGTCAGCACATTGTTGGCAACGGTGCCAATGAGAGGTTTGCGAGCTAAAACCATTGGTTCGTGTGCAGGTTTAAGTGCGGTTCCCCATCCATCCCATTGCTTTGCGGCTTCGGTTACTGGCGGTTCCATCGTAGTTCTTTCATAGTTTGGGCCACTCATTGCCCCATTTGCCGTTGTGACTTCACCAGCACGACCACGCCAAATTCCTTCTTGCTTATCTAAACCTTTTGAAATGTTGTGCGACTTGGGAAAGCCTGACCCATACACCCACATAATCTGATCGCGGATTTCAAAGCCTGCATCCTCAATGGCAACGGCCATGCGGTGATAGGTGCGACTGCCTGAAAAAGCAATCAAATGGCCACCAGGCTTCATCACTCGCAATGCCTCACGCCACACATCAACATTAAATGCAATGCCACTGGCATCCCAGCTTTTGCCCATAAACCCCAACTCATACGGCGGGTCAGTGACAATGGAATCCACCGAGTTATCAGGCATCGCCTTCATTGCTTCAATGCAATCTGCGTTAATTAGTTTCATTTATTGCCCCCAGTAGTTGTTTGCCTATTTCAAATGTATAAACGGGTGGAATGGCCTCAACCAATTCTCCCCAAATCATCCAATCAATGCCCATCGCATCTCTTGCTTGTTCCATTGTTTTAGCGGTGTGACCACCACCAGGAATTTCATCACGCATTGACCCGTAAATGCCAACAGGCTTGCCTTGTGTCTTATGATCGCATACTGAACCTGTAAGTTTGTAATTAGACTCAAATAAACGGTGGCGGCGAACAGTTAAACCAAACGATGAACCACACATTTGAATTGGGTTAATCAGTGGTGCGCCTGGAACATTCTCAATAACATAAGGCTTGCCACTTTCAATAAGCGCCTGGCGTGTTTGCGGTATTAGGTCAATCTTTGTTGTTGATTTACCTTGAGCAACTCGCAAATGTCGTGTTGATGAATGTGTTTGGCAGGGTGGTGATGCCGTAATTACATCAAAAGATGCAAGAAATTCTTTATCAGCTAAAACTTCCAGTGCATCTGCTTGAATAAACTCAAACGGAAAACGCTTTTGCTTCTTAATGTCAACACCAACAACTTCAAAGCCTGCGCGGTGATAACCCATTGCAGCCCCCCCCCGCCTTAGAGTAAAGATCA